CGTATTATTCACAAAACGTCGGATGATTTCTTCGCGGACTGCCCTACAGATGTTTTATATGACACTATCTTCATTGATGGAATGCATCAATCCGACTATTTACTGAGAGACATGAATAATTCGCTCAAACATTTGGCGGCGGGTGGATATATTTTCGTGGATGATATTTTACCCGCCAATTTTCATGAACAGTTTAAGGTGCCACTGAAACATTACTACGAGAATGGAATTTTGAAGTATGGTGAGCCTGGTTGGACGGGTGATGTTTGGAAAGTCATTTATCATATTCTACGCAAGTACTCGGACAAGGTGGCGTCGTTTGAATTGTACAATCATGCGAATTATAGGGGTGTGGGCAGATTCACATTCACGGAATCATTTGAAATTGGGGATTTTGTAGAGGAGGAATATGAGTATTTCCGCGATTTCGGTGATTACTTGGAATTACTAAATACAATGAAATAAGCCATAGCCATATAGTGCAACTACGTCTACCTCCGGCTAAGACTACGGCTACTACAACTATTAGTTATAACAATATTATAATACTGTTATAACAATCGCGGTATATTATGGATTTCCCAACTTGTATATATACAAAAGGTATGACCACATACTATGAAAGAAATGGGGATTCTCTACATACGGAATATCATTTTTATCGCAGTAATTACGAACAATGTGCTGGATTCTACGCAATGAACTATGAGGTATATTCGGGTATAAATGGTGTTCTATTTGAATATCTAAACCAAAACAAAAAATTCGCGTGATTGGGTCGTCCGTTCTGTAATTCATGGAGGAGGACACTTGATTGTACAAAAAGTCATTTTTCCTCTCTTTATTTATTTGGACACATTCGTGTTGAATATGAGATACTTGTGCTACAAACGCAAACATGAATCCACATAATAAATACCAAACTAGGGTTTTATTTACTCCATAAAAAAAGAGAAATACTGGAACGTACGTCCAGTTATACGTTTTTTGTTTAATACTAATATAAACCCCTTTATGGATGAATGCTAGTTTAAATAATATTAAACTATACAAGCTTTGAAGTCTATTGTACCAATGATGGGTGTGTTTTTCGGAGTGTCTTATAGATTGTGTTGGATGTGCAAAGTCAAAATCGTAATCCGTATTTGTAAAACAATGGTGGGAGTAATTATGAATATATTTCCAGTTTTGTTCAACCATTAATGGATAAGTACATAACATTAGAAACTGGTTGATTGCCTGATTTTTAACGCCGCAATAATGACACACTTCGTGGTAAATTAAATTGCCTATTCCGGTATACATGAATGCCAATAAAACTATCCACCAATAGGATAAATGATTTGCATTATACATACAATAACCATGTGTGGTTAAGTAAAGAGATACCATACCGATATTATACGCGAGTTCTTGGTTTGTCCAATACAGGGGAATTTTCTTTTCGTGTATTTCATCATATACTTGTTGTTTCAGCTCACAGTATGTATCATATGTATAGTTCGTATCGTATTTTATCACTATATTCTCCGGCATGGGAACTTCGTATTTCGGTAATATCTCTAAAATGCTCTTTGGGTTCTTATGATATAAATATAACATCGGGGTGATATTCGTATCTGGCCTCAAATTATTAAACATGTCTGTTCCACCGGGATGGATTTTCACAAATTCGGTTAAATCATATAATTTGTCATGGATTTTATATCTATATTTGGGACAAGAACTCATAATATAAAATAATATTACTAATTCTATATTATTTATAGCTATTTATATATTACAATTCTAAACGAATATATCACTGTGTAAATTGGGGGAATAATAGTATTATATCAATGTATATAATACAATGTGTCGTCTGTTTTTTTATATGGAAGGTAAGGAGGGCCCAACAGCCGCAAGAGTACATACTGTGAAACTGTTTATGGAACAAACAAACCGATGTAATGCGGATTGTGGTTATAGGAAGCGAACCCACGGACAGAAAAACCATAAAGATGGATATGGTTTTGTATGGTTAAAAGAAGATGGGTTGAATAACGGCTTTAACGAAGGCGAATGGAACCATTACGACGGTGAATACAAGTATTACCGCAGCCCAAAGACCTATATGGAAGACCCCAAGTACCCAAGGTTAGCCAAACAGATTCAAAAGTCGCCATTCATTATGGGCCATCTTCGCAATTCAAGCCGCGGTAATGATATTACAGCGGAGAATAATCAACCGTTTATGAATAATAAGAAACATATATTCGCGCATCATGGAACTATCGCCGACTTTGATACTCGAGTCAAAAAAATACTCATGCGCGAAATAACCCTAGAAAACATCGCCAGCATGGGCGGGACCACGGACTCGGAAACACTCTTTTATTGGATAGAAAGTGTCCGCGACAGCATGCCGCCCAAATCGAATTTAGTCAGTGTATTCAAAGAGGTAGTCCGCCGACTGAATGCCCACCAAATAGAGTATTTGGTCAACCTTATATACGTCGACGCGGAACTGGGACAAACGGCGGTTTTGCGGGCGACGGTAAATCACCGGAATCGAACCATATCTTTATGGCGAAACCGCGGAATCGGGGAATGGATTATTTCCACAGAACCCGTATCTGAAACGCAACAAATAGAAATTCCGGACCAGACAGTCTCTATTCTCAATATGAAAACGGGCACCTGGCGAACTTATAATTTATAATGATTATATATGTATGAACAAATATATAATCATTCGTATTTTGGTGGCAGTGGTGGCAATGATTTCAGCATTTATTTTGTTTGGCTTACAAGGGATACCTAAGAAAGAGGGATTTGATTCGTCCAAAAAAACACTGTGTTTAGTGTGGAGAAATATGCGTCATAGAGTTTCAGACCGTGGATTTGGCGACAAAATTCGGGGTGCCATATACTGTTATAAGTATTGTAAAGAGCATGGGTACAAATTTAAATTCGACGCCACGGAGGATTTGGCTAGCAATGTACTGAAAAACGTCGCCTCTGATGAATCGGATACAATTCGTAGCAAGGAGATTCACTTCTTGATGGATGATATTAAGGATGCTGAGTTTGATAATAAAGTGAAAGAACTATTTCGTACCAATGACACGGCGTATATATTCACAAATATTGAACCCGACTTCAACGCTGTTATGACGGAGGACGAGCTACAATTCATAAAGAAACTCCTTGAACCTACCAAAGAGTTTAAGAAGTTGGTGAATGAAAAAATAAATGCACTTCCAGATAATTACGGAATTCAGCATTTTCGATTCAATGACGGTGTATTTGAAAAGGACGTTGACCAAACAGATGAAACCTTTAAAAAGTATGACAAGATTCTGTCGGATACCTATAAGAAAACCGACGTATTATTTACAAACTCAACGAATTTTAAGAAATACGCAATCAAAAAATACGGTATTTCCACTGTCATGTGCGGAAATGATGTATGCGAAGTTGGACATGTAGGTTTACAGCGAAGCTACGATGAAAGAGCCAAAAACACCTTTATTGAATTTTTCTTACTATCTAATGCCAAATACATAAATTCATACTCTACGTATAGATGGATTTCTAATTTTGTAAGGTGGCCGGCCAAAATATATAATATTCCGTTGAATGGGAACGCCTCCCAATCATCTTAATTTCATTGTTTGGTCCAACATTGTACGTTCCATTTGGAGGTTATGATATAAATAATCCATTGACGATTGTACCTCATTCTTCTTGATTTGTTTGTACACTGTCGTGTCAATGCGACCTACAATAGTTTCCAGCATAATGGAGTCGCGCACGAGTGGTTGGTTCGTGCACGTTTCATCCAGAGGTTCTGTAAGGAGAGCTACCGCAAAATAGAGTAAGTATCTGCGTTTACGACATACAGGTGTAGTGTATTTGACACAAAATAGCTGTAATAGTGCGTCCATTACAGTGCGTATAATGGGTGGTCTAGCCACTATCTCTACATACTTGAATATTGTATCCCAGACAAGCCAAATAGAATCTCGGGACAATTTGGAATCCACTGGGTATTCTTCGCGTTTTTCACACGCACATGGTTTCTTTTTGGTGTTGCGGCAAAAATGGTCGAATTCAATCATCCATTCCACCCAATAACATGCCATGGAAGTGTTGCGTTCTGTTAGTTGGTACCCCAATTCATTGAGTGGAATTGTGAATTCTTTGGGGTCTTTGGATTTCAGGATTCCATTCACAAAGTCAGTGGAGGTTGCTTTTAGACGGTCGGAGAGTTGGGTAATATCAAACTCTTCCACACGATTGATTTTGATGACTTCGACACTGTTTTTTTGGCGGGAGGTGCAACATACATACATCATTTCTGCGAATAATTTGCGTATTTCACGGTGATTACGGAGTTTGAGGTCGGAGGAGAATTCGGACTGTTGGGTACATATATTTCGGAATATGGAGTATCGGTATTCTAAATAAACCGCGAGCCTGATATTCCCCATACTAACATATTTGCCGAGGAAGAGGAAAATAACTTCCCAAATATCAATGAATTGGCCGGCACATACCATTTCGGCGGACCAATAACACGCGGGCTCGATTTTCTCTTTGACAAGTGCAGATAATAATTGTTTTTTGACGTCGGCTTTTTTATACTTGGAGAAGGTGTCGCCCTTGAATTCATTCGGCTGACGTGTATCGTGTATATGGGAGTCTTCTGATACTCTCGTTGCTGAATTATCTTCTTCCATTGCCATATATACTATAAAAAGTGTATATGACAAATCCGGATTAACGCGGGTGGCGGTGCTAAATATATGTGGGATGAATATAAAAATATACGCTAATTATCATATATGACATCTTCGATTCTTCGTCCAATCATCCAGTATAAAGAAAATAAGGGTATCGAAGTAGAAGACCGGGATTATAATTCTTCGGTGTACATTACAACCCTGTTCAAAGATGACAAAACGCCCATAGATGTCGCGATTGCTGTAGGAAAATATAGATTCGATGCTACCAAAAAGACTGACTTAGTGTATTTCCCCATATACATCCTATCCAATGACCGGATTAAATCCCAGATAGGTGTTTATGAGACGACCGCGAATAAACTGGCCACTGTGTTAGATGCTGAGAATGAAGTGGTGATTGAACTATTAGGTGAACCTGTGCTGTATAGTTTTGCTACGCCGGAGTTTATTCAACGGTGTAAGTCGGACCCGGATAAGTACCTTGAACGGCCGCCTTCGGCGGCTGTTGACGAGGCCAAGGCTGAATCTGAGGCTGAATCATCCTCCTCTTCAGACGACGACGAAGATTTTATGCAAACGAAAGTCGACAAATCCCGAATCAAGTCCAAAAAAGAATTATTCCACAGTGAGAACGAAGGAGAACCGGTAGTCCCACTCCCCGAAGAACAGGAAGACGACGATATCCAACTCCGCGCCAAATTCCAGCCATCCGACATAAACAACTGGATGCAGAAATTTCTTCGCAATAGCCATTACTCGATTGTGCAATCGGACAACAACGGTGATTGTTTATTTGACACAATCCGAAGAGCATTTGATAGTATCGGCAAGAAAACCACGATACTCAAACTCCGACAAGTGGTCTCAGAGAGATACACAGACTCCATGTTCCGTGAACGCAAGAAAATCCACGACGATATTCTGCAAGAAGAGCGAAACATCACAGAGAAAATCAACGCGGTCAAGGATGATATTGATGGCAAGAAACATAAACAAATGGCAGTGGCCTCGAAGACCCGCGAGGAACAGGAAATACGCAAATCCAAGTTAGAGGATTATTTGGCCAAACAAGAAAAAGTGCTGGAGGAACTCAACAATGAATTGAAAAACCTGAAATCACTGAAAATGTCGACCATCGGCAATTTGTCCCCCCAAACAATGCGCTCCTTGGAGGATTTCCGGCGATTCATTATGACGCGTGAATACTGGGCGGATGAGGCGGCAATCCGGATTCTCGAGGAATTCCTAAATATTAAAATCATCCCCTTTGACGAAAATGCTTATAAGGAAAAGTCAGTGGATAGTGTGGTTCGCACAGATATCTTTGTGGAAGATAACCCGATTCTTTGCACGGGGGTGGAGGAAGAATTCAATCCGGACTATTATATTTTGACATCTTACAGTGGATTGCATTACAATTTGATTGAATATAAGAATCGCGGTGCACTACGATTCCATGAAATCCCATATCGTGTCAAGATTCTATTAGTCAATAAATGCATGGAGAAAAATGCGAGCGGGTTTTATAATATCCAGGATTTTCGCAATTTCAAGTCGCTGTTAGGATTATCGCCGGATTTAGGGAAACCATCGGAACCGGTTATTCCTCGTTCCTTGGATGATAATAGCCAAATAGACCCTATTACTGGGACTATATCTCGTACCACGAAAGTTCCCAAATACAGTAATACAGTGGCATTTGCGTTCAACGCGATGTCGGCGACTGCACCACGTCCGGGTAAGGGGTTGAATGAACATATAAACGCGGAGCGTGTGGTTGAGTTCGCGAATTTACATAAAATCACTAACTGGCGTCGTAAATTGTCGGATGAATGGACGGAAGCGGCATTCCGGCTGGATAATCATATGTGGGCGTCGGTGGAACATTATGTATTGGGCAGTCAATTCAAGCACCAGAATCCGTCGTATTATGCGAAATTCTCGTTGGAGTCGGATGCTAAGGATATCAAAGCCGCGCGCAAATTGTCGGATAAACCTCCCCATGGTATTAAACCGGATGTTACCTGTAATGAGGAGGCACGACTACGTTTTAGACGGGAGGCATTGAAACATAAATTCGACCAGCCAGATATGAATCAATTGCTGCGGGCTACTAAGGATGCCAAACTATCCATATTTAAACGTGGCAGCGACCCGATAATGGACGTGGAATTGATGCGGCTGCGGGAGTCATATAATAACGCCTCCTCGGCATTGTAAAAAATGAATTTTTTATATCACATAGAATCAAAATATGTTATATAACCAAATAAAACAAAAGAACGATACACTAACATAATGAGTTGCCCAATTTGCTATGAGACTATTGCGGAAGAGAAGAATCGTGTTATCACGGAATGCGGACATTGTTTCCATACAAGTTGTTTGATGAAACATGCTGCAATGAATGGATTTGGATGCCCCTATTGCCGTGAACAAATGTCCGATTATGTGCCGCCACAGTCCGAAGAGATAGATGATGACCGAATTCCTTATTTGTTGAGACTGGAGGATTTGAGTGAGGGGGAATTGGATACTGCGATGAACCGTGTTCCGTCGCAAGTTCAATATGAGGAGGAGGATAGATATGAGGAAGTGTTGGATTTACCGAGCTCATATACTATGCCTACACCAACGTTTATGGCGCGCAAAGTGCAGGAGAGTGGTATTACGATGGAAGATGTGATTCGCTTGATGATGAATGAGATGATGGACCGTCGGGATGAGCGGATAGATGGTCCATTGGAGAGGAAGTTGTATGATAGAATGCGGGATGTACTCCATGAATATAACAATTAAAAACTAAGAGTTTAGTCAAATACAAATAAAAAGACGGAAATACATATAAAAATATAAAAACTGATGTATTATATTATAAGGCAAATCATGCAAACAGCTTATAGATGGTGCTGTAGATTTTTTTTTGGGAGTCGAAATGAAGAGAAATCGGGGGATGCTACTACAATAAGTTCTATCAAGGAGGTTGAGCCGGTCAAGGAGCAGCCAGTACCAGAGATGGAGCCCTCGAAAGAGGAGATACCTGTGGTGGAACCGGCCAAGGAACCTGTGTTGGAACCTGTTGTAGAACCTGTTGTAGAGCCGGTTAAAGAAGAAGAACCGGCCAAGGAACCTGTGGTAGAGCCGGTTAAAGAAGAAGAACAGGCCAAGGAACCTGTCAAAGAAGAAGAACCTGTTGTAGAGCCTGTCAAGGAAGAAGAATCTATCCAAGAAGAACCTATTAAAGAAGAGGAACCAGTCAAGGAAGAAGAATCTATCCAAGAAGAACCTATTAAAGAAGAGGAACCAGTCAAGGAAGAAGAATCTATCCAAGAAGAACCAGTCAAGGAAGAAGAATCTATCCAAGAAGAACCAGTCAAGGAAGA